TGATATCGGCGTTCCGTAAGCATCCGTCTTGGGAAGCTTGAGGAACATGAATATAAAGGCTAATGCGGTGATAATTAAAATTGTCATGCTTCCTCTCCTTCATGATTCTTCATGTACTCGCGGATTGCGGCGCAGATTACATTGCGCCTGTTGCTTTGCTCAAGGTATTCGATTACATCTTGGTCAGTTCTGCGGAATAGCTTGAATGTGAAGATACGCACATTTGCCGCATCCCACTTCTTCTTGCTTGGTGAATCGGGCATAGTAGTTCTCCTTTCGATTGGTTTACCCACTCATTATAGCAGAGTGGGTAAACCGTGTCAACCTCATTCGTAAGGATGCCACCCGTGTTCCACGGGCTTCTTGCGCGAGATTTCAACCCGCTCTCCTTCGCCGATGTAGCGAGAGCAGTAGGCTGTGTGAGAGCCGCCGTGCTTGCTAATGCCGCCGCAGACATACTCCCAAATTCTTTCGGGTTCGTCATCGTGCATCTCTTTGAACTCTTTGCTCCACTTCTGATAGCACTTGTTGGCTTTCTTCCAAGTGGAGAACTCGCGGCACTCTTGGATTTGCGTACCCGCATAGAAGTAGCCGCCTTCGGCAGGCTCATAAATCGGGTACTCGGTGATGTAGGATACATAGTACATTGCACGCACTCCTTTCAGCAAACCACATTGTCACAGTAAAGACCGCCGTCTTTGCGTGCGTTCTTCATGACATTGAGGAAGGTTTTCATGAGGTACTTGAAGGCATCGTCTTCGGTGTAGTAATCAAGGTTCTCTACATCGTTGACCTCGACAGAAAGATTGCCGTACTCGATATCGCCATCGGCAACGCCATCCATCAACCATTCCTCAAAGACTTCCTCGTTGTTGACTTGGCGGCAGATAAACTCCATCGCCTTCACCATCTTGATTCGTTCTACTTTGTTCATTATAAATCCCCTTTCATAAAGTTGCGGGGTACAGACCGCAGTTCTTGCGAACTCCCGCATTACCACCCAACCCCATTGAAAGGGGATGGGTGTCTGCCTGCGATTATTAGCTGTCCATAACCTCAAAGTCGGCTTCGTGGACACGGATGCCCGTCATTTTCCACGCGCCATTTTTGCCGTTATAGCGGCTTGCGTAGAAAGACAGGATGTAAGCAATCGGGAAGTCGTGTCGAAATTCTTTGTCATAGCGAATATCGTACGCCTGCCCGCCGAACGGCTCGTTCTTGCCTTTCACATACATATAGAATCCGTTCCCATATGTATCGGGGTCGTAAGAAAAGCTGATTCGGTTTTCAAAAGTGAGTGCCTTTGCGGTATCGCCGCTCTGCTTGGCGATATGAATGGTTGCAGAGAAGGTCATGTCTTCGCATACTTTGGATGCCATTGTTGTATCCCCTTTCAAATTTTTTCGGTTGAGTGAGCAACCGCCATAACGCACAGCACTTTGTCTGTGCGCTATGATAATGTTCACTCCTTTACAACTTTGTGGTCTTCGGGATTCCCAAGCTTTTCGCGCAAGAAAGCTTCCGCTTGCGCTCTTGAGTGGAAACGAATCGCGTTTGACTTTTTTCCGTAGGTGCGGAAATGGTCATGGAATCCTGTGAAATATTCGTACTTGACTCTATAGTCATAAATACGAAAAGAGAGTGGGCGGCGAATGATGTACATTGTTTGCTCCTTTCACTCTACCGTGGCAAGCTCGTCTTCGTACTCGTCTGCGTAGTCTTCGATATAGTAGGGAAGGTTAGAGAAAACGCAATCGAGAAAATCCTCGCGGCTTCCCTGCTTCACTTTCTCGCCGAACATGAGGCTCTTAACGCCGTAGTTCGAATTGTAAAGCCATGCGCTCCGCTCTTCCGCATCCTCGCAGATGTCTACGCAGTACAGTTTGCCGTTCCACGGCGTGCAGAAGGTTTCCACCTTAATGTCGATTCTGCTGATTTTCAGCGTGATTTCTTTCTTTGCCATTGTTTTATATCCCCTTTCAATATTTGCGTGTCGGGGGTTGTGACCCGACTTCCCGCATTAAACGGCGGTTGCCCGCCGTCCACTCTGCGATTAGATGTCTGCGCCGTGGTTGTAAACGCTCATGTGATATGAACCGACCCCGTCCGTCTTCTCTTTGTCTTTGTCGTAGAAGCCGCCATACCGAACAACTCCGTCAAATCCAAGCTTGCGGACAATGTACTGGATATTCTCGGTCTGCTGTTTTGCTTCCTCATGGCTCAAGAAGAAGTTTATCTTCCCAAGCGATTCGTAGCACTTACACAGATTGCCCATCGTGGTGTCTTCAAGGTCGAAGTTTTCAAAGGCGTTAATCCTCGTCACATCGTCCTTTGCCGCCGTGAAGATTTTCGCGAAGTCGCCAAAGTCAAACCGAATCTCATAAATCGTCTTGACCTCGATACTCGTTGTTCTCATAGTAATTCCCCTTTCAAATAATCCGTTTCGCTTCTGCTCATCGGCTACGGACTCACACCGTAGGACGGATTATCACAGAAGGGCTTCAGCAAGTGAAGCCCCTGTGGATGTGGACTATGTCCATCTTTGTGTAGTTTGGCGGGAAGCCAAAGTTTTCTCTCTCGCGTTCCCAGTACTTACGGAAGCTTTCCTTTGCCTCTTCGGGCGTTCTACCATAGGCAAACCATGTCGCCGTCCAAGGGTCTTCCCAACATTCTTTCATGTTGTTTTCATCGTAAGCGATGAACCCAACCGTCCAAATTACACTCTTCTTCTCTTTTGCCATCACTCTTCGTCCTCGCTTTCTGTTTCGATGTTCAGAACCACCGTAACGCCGCGAGAATCGGGCGGGCAAATGTCGATTGACAGAATCTCGCAATCAGAGAAATCCTCATACTCTGCATCTCTCGCATCGCCGCAGAAAATCTCATCGCCGACAGTAAAGTCGTAGACGGCGATTGTGACCCCGTCATCGGTCAGAAGGCTGACAAACTCGTTGATATCCATTGATATTCCCCTTTCAATTTAGCTAGTTGCACGGGCTTGTGACCGTGCCGCCGCATTACCAAGCCCCGAAGGGCTTGTCACTCTGCGTTCACTCCTTCCCTTTGTTCTCGTTGCCCTTTAACTGGGCTTCCAGTTTGTCGCACTCGGCAGAAAGTTCCGCGATTGTCTTTTCTGCCCATTCGATATAGCGGTCAAGTTCCCCGCAGAGCGAATCACGCCCCTTGAAATCCATATCGCCGCCGCATACGCGCAGAATGTGAACAACTGATTTCCATTGCTCGGCTTGGGTATCCCCAAGAACATTAACTTTGATAGTTTTTGCCATTTTGTAACAATCCCCTTTCAAATTTTGCGGTCATCCTGTCGGGCTACAAACCGACAACGCCACATTTCACCCGTACCCACTATTGCGGGCGGGGTGTTGCCTGTGTCAGATGCTGTTGTTTTCGTTTGTGTTTCACAAATAGAGAGTCTTTGCGGGGTACTGTTCACCCGTGGTTGTTTCAAGCGTAGAACGGAACAGAAAGTCGCCGTTCTCTGCGTAGGTCGTGACGGTCTTTTTCTCTACTATCCACATCGGATTGAAGGTCAAGCTTTTCCCGATTCTGCGGGCGTGCTGTCTTCTTTCCTCAATCGCCGTGTCAATCGCGGCTTTGACCTCATCGGCAGAACGCAGAAACAGGCGTTCACCGTACACGCCGCCGCCGTTGCGGGTCATGGCGTAGAAATATGCAGACTCTTTTGTCATTGTGTTTTATCCCCTTTCGTTGTGTGTGAACGGGCGGCTTTGAACGCCCCGCGCCACATTACAACCGCCCACGGCGGGCGGCTGTCATCTGTGTTTCACAAAATCAGTAACGAATGATATCGCAGAACTTTACACGGCTTCCACGATACATGAAATACGGCTCTGCGCCTTCATAGTGGATTTTTGCCCTGTGCGCCGAACGCGCAGAACTCCACGCGCCCGCCACAAAAAGAACATAGTCTTCAATCCCGTGTTCAATGCTTTTTACTTCCAACCCGCCAAATGCAGAAACATAACCAACGCATGGCGCGGACAGAATCGCCATTTTTTCGCTTTTGCTCATTTCAATAAATCCCCTTTCAAAATGTCGGTGCTTAAGCACTCAAAGGAACGCGCCCCGCCTGTTGACGGGGTGCGCTCGGTTTCAATGCTTACGCTTCAACAACGCAGTAAGAGCAACGCCAATCGCGGGACTCGCACACGCTCTCTCCGAACTCATCAGCCGCGCCGAAATCATCAAAAATCGCGCCCGCCGTCCAGTTTACAAAGCCGTTGCTAAATTCGACTTTGTACCGTTCGCCGCTGTCATTCTTGACGGGCAGGGCTTCCCACGCCTTTTTATTGAGCGCGGGCAAGCCGTACACGGCGCGAAAGTCGTTGACATGGTTTGCTGTGGTGCGGGAATAGCCGCCCCAAAGGCGGGAAAACTCGCCCGTTATGGGGTCATACTCGCAGACGATGGTATCATACGAAAGAAGGCTTGCTTTTGCGTTGGGGTTGAGGTTGATATCGCCGTCTTTGATTATCCATGCCTTGCCGTAGTAGCTTTTTTGTGTGGTAGCTTCAAGTTTGGTTTTCATTGGAAAATCCCCTTTCAAATATTTGTAGTGTTTTCAAGCGTTTGCCGCTTGTCATCGCCCCCGATAGGCTCGGAAGCAATGACAAACGGGGAAGCCCCGAAAGGCTTCCCGCGCTTGCTTTCTTGAAAGGGAAAGGGGAAAGACACGGCAACGCCGCACCGCTTCCCGTGTGCTGTGTGTGTAGCACCTTGAAGGGGAAGCCGTGCCGCCGTGTCAACGCCATGTAACACAACGCGCCCCGCGCCGTGGGCTTTAAATGGCGCGGCAGGCGCGGGGGTATGCTGTGCGCCTGTGTGCTTTCATCCCTACGGGGGCGGGGTGTTGGTTATGTGTTTGTCAAGGTGCGAGTCGCTCACCCACAACCCACAACCGCCCGCGACATCTCGCACTTGCGCCCCCGTTGGGTTTCCCCGCCGCCGTGCGTTATCGGTCAGCCCGTGCCGTATAGGCGCGGGGTGCGGGCATCTGCTTCTATCACTCGATGCCCTAGCCGTGCGGTGAAGTTGGCTTAATAGGGGGTAACGCCGCCACCGCTTCAGATTTGGTATTGCCTGCGATGGACTCACGCGCCGCCGCTACTGTGCCGCCTGCGTGCTGTGGTTGCTGTGGGTGTTGTCAAGGTGCTTCCCGCTCATGCGGGGGGGGCTGTAGGGTGTACCCTACCGTAGCCTATTCTAGCAAATGGGTGTACCCTTGTCAACAACTTTTTTTCTTTCCTTGTGCAATTTATGCACAAGCGCGGGCGGGTGCATCTGCGCCCCTGCGCCCGTGCCTGCCCGCCTGCGCCTGCGTACACGCACGCACGCCCCCACACGCATACGCACACGCACACACGCGCACGCGCACGCGAGGGGAGAGCGACTTGTAAACGATTGTAATTCCCTATAACTTGGTAGGAATTAGGGGGTGTTTGGGTGTCTGCGTGCTGTGGTGGTCATTTTTAGACATAGCCCTGTGACGCATTTTAAGGCACTTTTTAGCGCACTTTGTGTTGGGGGATATATGGGTATACCCCCCTTGTCAATCTTTCGATATACGCGATTTTTCTATTTCGCTAAAGTGTAGCCCTAAAAGTGACGGGATTTGATGTTTTTACCCGTTTTCGGTCACTTTTTAAGCAACTTTACTGTACTAAAGAGTTACAATTTGTTACCGTTTGCGGGGTGTTTTATAACAGGGTGTAATATACCCCGATTTTGACCCCCTGCGGCGGGTATCCGCACGCCCTGCGGGGTTGTCCTGTGCCGCGCCCCTGCGGACGGGTTCGGGGCGTTTTTGGCGTGCTTTGACAAGGTTTTAACAATCTTTTGGGGTCGGGTGTAATCGGTCAGCGGGGCAGGGGAGTGCTTTAATACTTTAGCGAATTAAACAGCCGGACTAATCACGATTTAGCGTGCTAAAGTGTCACACGCTTTTACGCTTTAGCGTAGTGAAGTAGCGATCTACACTTTAGTTTGCTAAAGTAAATTGAACAAGTGTTGAAATTTAGACGGGAGTTAAGTAACCCGCGCCGCCATCATGCCAAGTAAAATAATTTAACGCTTTAGTGTACTAAAGTAAAATTAGCACTCCGAGCGGGCGAGTGCTAAATCAGCGGTGAATCTCAAATAATCTATATTATTCGAGATTCGGGCGGCGCAAACGATAGCTTTTGCATATGGTGAAAGGCGATTGATAGCATTTTCATTGGCTAGTTGACATAACACACAGAGCCGAGCGGGAGTTAGACCCACCCATCCCATATTAGAGGCATCTAACCACGGGCGGGGTAACCCTTCCGAGTATCCGAAACCCGAAAAAAGCCCCCAACTTCGTCATCTGCCGTCCAAGTGACCAAATTGAAGCAAGCAAATGATGCAGTTGAGGACTTCCAAAAACTGGATGTTACAAAGAAAAGTTACTGTTACACTCTGTTACAAAAACTGTTACAAACTTTTTGAAGTCAAATTTCCGACTTTTTCACAAAAACATATTATTTTTAGTAACTATTTATATAGAATGTTACAATGTAACATAAAAGTAAGTATCTTATATTAGGGAAAAAGCGCAGGGAAATAATATAGAAAATGTGTTACATCTGTTACATCGGGGGCAAAAACGACCCGCAAACCGTTGGGAATACTGGGTTTTTCGATGTTACAAAGGAATGTTACAAAGGCGGGGTGTAACGGGGATGTTTTCCGATTTTGGCACTTGGTTCAATTCTGTAAACCTATATAATGAAGGTGAACTGAAAAATTTCCGAAACCGAAAAAAGGATGGTGGGGCGAGATGAGCGCGATGCTTGCGCTTGGGATTGGATTGATATTGGGGTTTGTTATGGGGTTTATTGCCTTGGCGATGTTTGACGGGATGAGGTGATGGGATGAAAAAGATACCGACCTTATTTAGAAGGGAATACGATGATAGCGGAGCGGTGTACTTGACCCGCAATGTGACCGAGGGGTTTGAGTGGGTCTTGGACGGCGAAGGCGAAGCTACCGAGAAGGTAGACGGCGCGGCTTGCGCTATCATCAACGGGGTGTTTTATAAAAGGTACGATTGCAGGGGAGAGCGGCAAGCCCCGCGACACGCGATACCCTGCCAAGAGGCGGCTGACCCGATAACGGGAAGCTTTCCGCATTGGGTGCGGGTGGACGGCGCGAAGTCGAGTGACCGATGGTTCATGCGGGCTTGGGCGAACACGCCTTGGATTGGCGAGATGCAAGACCCCGACACATGGGGAACTTATGAGGCGGTTGGGCTTCATTTTCAAGGAAACCCCTACGGACTCGATGATGACTTCCTAGAGCGGCACGGGCGCATCAAGGTGCGAGATTTTCCACGCGATTGGGATGGAATGAAGGAATACTTCCGTATACATCCGATTGAAGGGATAGTGTTTTGGAAGGACAACATCCCGCAATGCAAGATAAAGAGAAGCGATTTTGGCTTCAAATGGGCTGTGAGGTGGGAAGAATGAGCGACTACATCAGCAGAGAAGCGGCAATCAAAAAGATGAAAGAAGAACGGGCATATGTTGGCGCGTTTTCTTTTGAAGAAGAACGAGCGTGGTCGTTAGGATTTCACCAAGCAATATCATTCGCCATTTCTGATTTAGCTTCTCTCCCTGCCGCCGATGTGCGGTCTGTAGAATGGATTTCCGTGACGGAGCGGTTACCTTGCCTTACTACGCCTGTGCTTGTCACAGACGGAATCGAAGTAGACATAGCATGGATGTATGGAGTGCCGCCACGATGGATTACAAGCTACACGGCAATAGACGAGGACAAACTTACGCATTGGATGCCGTTGCCACAAACGCCAAAGGAGAAATGAGCATGGGAGTTTACATCAAGGGCATGGAGATGCCCGCATACTGCAATGTATGCCCAATGCAGAGAACGGACAATACGGGAGAACTTACATTTTGCGCCCTAACCCGCAAAGTGACAAGGTGGTGGATGTATGACAGATACCAATCAAGCGAAGGTCATTGTCCTCTCATCGAACTCCCGCCACACGGACGCTTGATAGATGCGGATGCGCTGATGGAGAACGCACAGTATAAAGGCAAGCACGATATTGTCACGGCATACGACATTGTAGCCGCTCCGACCATCATCGAAGCATAGGGGGAAGAGTGATGGCAGATACTATAACAACAACAGGCACAGGCGGTTTGTATTCCAATTACTGCGCTAATAGATTGCCTTGCGGAGTATGCCGCATCATGATGTGTCCATGCCCTGTGCAGAATGGGTGCGGCATCACTCCCGTTCCGACTTGGAATCCGACCGAGGTCACTTGCAAGATAGGCAAGGATAGCAGGGCATGAAAGACTTCAACACGGTTTGTTCTGAACTTGTCAAGCGTCTGCGGTTAACTGGGCAGACAACGGACGGCAGAATATTGTGGTATGAAGGCACAATACCTCTGTTATTCGAAATGATTTCATTCCTAATGCCCGATGAAACGGTCACGCCAAAAACCAACGCAGACAAAATCCGTAGCATGACGGATGTGGAAGAATAGTGAAGGTGCAACATGAAAGCAACAATAATCATTATCGGTAGCATTGTGTTTTCTATCATTACAATTTCAATTCCCATGCTTTTCGCTTGCTCGATTGTTCAGCATTGGGATGGGTTTTTACGCTTGATACTCGCAACCCTTACTGCGACAGAAGGTGCTTGCGTTGGAGTGCTTATTGGTAGCGAAGCGTGGGGTAACGGTGAATGATAACAGTAACAGTTAGCATTGGCTCGTTCTTTGCGGGTATGATAGTCGGTGTGTTTATGGCGTTGATTGCCAACGCATTGTAAGGAGAATAACATGACAGACATTGACGAAACTATTGAAAGAATCAAGGGAGCGCACACGCGCGAACTGATTAATGCGTTTAATAGCGGGTTGGAAGCAGGGAGAAAAGAGGCGCGCGATGAGTTCCGCGAACGGCTGAACCTTTGCCGCAATGAACTCTGCCTGCGGTGCGGAAGCTATAAGACCTCACATTTAGGGAGTTGCGATGGGTGTCGATGGAAAGAAAATTATGCTTGATTACGACAAGCTGATAGAGGCGGCGTTGGAGCGCGATACCCCGCAAAGCTTGGAAGATGCTTTCGATTTGACGAGAGAGTTGGAAGAGCAAGGGAAGGTCTTCGTTGAAGGCAACAAGAAGCGCGACTACGGAACGACCGTCTTTGACGAGGAAAACTTCACGCGCGCACATGAGTTCTCCAAGCGCATTCGTGCGGCGGCAAACAAAATGATGCGTGACGGTGTAGACATCGAGCATATGCACGACCTCTATTACCGCACGCACCTTTTTGATGCCCCGTATAACTTCGATTCGTTCTGTATTTACATCGAGCGCGACCGTCAACCCGAAAAGAGATTCTACCTTCCGAGGCGCAAGCAACTGCTTCCTTGTGTCGAAGCTTTGCAAGACCTAGAAGAAGGAAAAATTGAACTTTTAGGCATATCAGAACCCCCAGGAATTGGAAAAACCACGCTTGCGGAGTACTTTTTGGCGTGGACGAGTGGTCGCAATCCGTTCCTTCCGAACCTCATTGGCTCACACAACAACGCCTTCCTTGCGGGCGTGTACGGAGAGATGCTTCGCATCCTCGACACCAACGGCGAATATCTGTGGCGGGATGTGTTTACGGGGCTTTCCGTCATTGCAACCAACGCCAAGGACATGATGATAGGGCTTGGGTACAACAAGACGGATGATATGCGCTTTAAGACCATCGAGTTCACCTCGATTGGTTCGCAAAATGCGGGTAAAGTTCGCGCCATGAACATCCTATACTGCGATGACTTGGTCGATGGCATCGAAACCGCCATGAGCATTGACCGCCTTGATAAGCTGTGGCAGGCGTATTACACAGACCTTCGTCAAAGAAAGATAGGCACACGGTGTAAGGAACTGCACATAGCGACCCGTTGGAGCGTACACGACATTTTGGGGCGGCTTGAGCGGGAATATGAGGATGACCCAACAGCAAGGTTCATCCGCTTCCCTGCGCTTGACGAGAATGACGAGAGCAACTTCGACTATCCCTACGGCTTGGGCTACGACACGGCGACCCTGCACAAGCAACGGGAAATCATGGACGAACCGTCTTGGCGTGCGCTGTTCTGTAACGAGCCTATCGAGCGTGAAGGGCAACTCTTCTCTCCCGATGAACTGCAATACTTCACGGAACTGCCCGATGCCGAACCCGATGCCATCCTTGCTGTGTGCGACACCAAGGAGCAGGGCGCGGACTACTGCGCCATGCCCGTGCTTTATCAGTACGGCGATAGGTTCTACATTAACTCGTTCATCTGCGACAACGGCAAGGTTGAGATTGTCCAAGACCGTGTCGCGCAGAGGCTCGTTGACGAGAAGGTCAAGCTGTGTCAGATAGAGTCCAACCGAGGCGGTACACTCTTCGCAAACGCCGTGAAGGAAAAGGTCAAGGAACTGGGCGGCATCACTTCTATCACAACCAAGTGGACACAGACGAACAAGGAAACCCGTATTCAAGTCAACTCCGCATGGGCGAAGTCGCATTTTCTGTTCCGTGACCCGAAAGACCCTTCCACACACAAGGAGTATCGGGAAGCCATGAACCAGTTGTGCGGATACTCCATGATTGGCAAGGTGAAGCACGATGATGTAGCCGATGTCATTGCCCTTACCGTGGAGTATATCCTGTCCTTCGCAGGTAACAAGGTTACTATCATTAAGCGTAGGTTCTAAATACCGACTCTGTGTATTGACAATACTACTATATATGGTAGTTTCCATATGATTAAAGGCATAATATGTCCTAATATCGGCAGGGGGAATTGCGGGAAACCGCATACCGACCTAGAGCG